TATGTAAACTTACGTGATGTCCCATGGCGTTTAAATAACGCAACCAGTCTAGAAAGTCTTTGTTAGCAGTAGGTTCACCACCGCTGATGATAAAATTAACAGCTTCACCTTTAGTAAACTTTGATTCGATAAGAGCTGTGGCCTGCATTAGGTCTTCTAATGGCTTATGGGGATCAGTGTTGTTGTGAATCCAAGGCCAGCAATAACTACAGTCATAGTTACAACGACGACCTATCTCCCAATAAACCTGTTTCTGTGTACTAGCATGAGTACGTTCCATAGCAACAAATTCAGTTTGGGTATCATCTCTTAGTTCATTTTGAGGAGGTAATCCTTGTCCTTTACGTAGTAAAGATTTAAATTCTATTTTTTGTGTTTTTGGAATGAACAGGTCTGCACCGCATGAGCAGACATTACGCTTACAGTCAATCCAATCTTCAGGAACTGAAAAGTCGTCCCAAACACTGCCCAAACGGCCGCCTACACGGCAACTGGCCGTCCAAACACCACCGTCCATATCAATAAACAGGCTGTCGACTCCGGCACCACATTTCCAATTTGGAATGTAATTTAATTTCTCTCCAACTAGCTCGTCTGTACTCCAATCTCGCCAGGCGCCATCTTTATTATAAGTTCTAATTGGTTTTCCAGGTGTAAAGTCCATGTTTTTTCCTCGTAGTCTATTTATTAGCAGTTAATTGGTTAGCCAAAATATGTTGACACATAAGTAAAATGAATGTATAATTACTTTATTGTTTAACGCAAAGGAGCACTTAAATGGCAACTAAACTCAAAAAAGAATCTATCGCACTTCGTGAAAAAGCCAAACGTGACTACAGCCCAAGTTGGGTTGGTTGCGAAAGTTGGGATGAGAATCAGTTCCTGCGTTACTTCCACAGTGCTATGAAATACTACCGTATGGAATCCTCTGGTAAAGAGCTCAAAGGCAAGGTCATTGACTGGATGGGCAAGAATGGTTACGACAAAAAGACTATTGCTAGTTTTAAGAAAACTAAAGACAATCGTTGCTCTTTGACAGTGGGCTCTATTGCTGCCTGCTTGCTCAAAGGTATGCAGAGCACACGCCCAGACTTTAATCAAGGCCGCGACACTGCCACTTGGTTGGGTGCGGAAATTGCCAAAATTATTGCAGAAGGCAAGGACGACATCGATGAAGACGCAGTCAAGGCGGCAGCAGATGCGGACAAGCCTGTAGTGTATGTTCCTAGCATCCAAGAACGCACACGTGATGCGGCCTTGTTGATGACAGAAGAAATCGAAGATGCCTATGAAAGTTATCAAACTGATCCTGAGAACTTTGATCCTAAGGCATTTAAGATGCTGAACTTGCTTAAAGGCAAAGGTGCCAAGGCAGCTCATGCACGTATCATCCGTGATTTCTATGCAGGCGATCTTGCAGAGTTGAACGAGTTGGCTAGCGGAGAAGGTGATGAGCAGTTGAAGGAAGGCTACAAGCATCGTACTCGTAAGCAGATCAAGAACTTTATTGCGTTCCTGCAGGAGATTGAAGCGGCTTGCAACATGCTGATGCAAGAAGCCAAAGTCAACAAGAAGCCTCGCAAAACTAAGGCAGTTAGCAAGGACAAGTTAGTTGCTAAACTCAAGTATAAGAAGACTGATGAGCCTTTAAAGCTGGTCAGTGTCAACCCTGCAGACATCATTGGTGCTCAGGAACTGTGGGTGTTTAACAGTAAAACACGCAAGTTGGGCAAGTATGTTGCTGAGGAGTTCAAAGAACTGGGAGTTAAAGGCACTACAATCACAGGTTTTAGTGAAATGAAATCAGTGCAAAAGACTCTGCGCAAGCCTGTAGAACAGTTAGCAGCCTTTAAATCTGCTGGTAAAGTGGCTCTGCGTAAGTTCCTTGAGGACATCAACGCTGTAGATACCAAGATGAACGGCCGCTTAAACGAAGAAACTCTTCTTCTTAAAGTAGCATAAAACAATTAGGGCTGTGGATAAATACTCAAAAGAGAGTATTTTCTATGGCCCTAAACATTTTTGAACCACTAAAATTCAGCACTCAAGGTATTAACGACCTTGCCACACAACCTTCATTGGTTGTCAGCAACGGTAAAATTACCGTTGACTTTGTTGAACCCACAAGAGCAGTTACCTTTTCCGGAGGTAGTTTTGCCGAAGTTGAAGGCAAAGGTATTAAATGGATCGGTGGTAACAGAAGTAAAAATCTAGCACTCAAACAGTCCAAGCTATGGTCTGACATGAGCGTTAATCTTGCAGATGAACAAGCATATGAGATTAACGACACACCAGTGATTAGTTTTAGCGAACTTGGACCATCAGTTACAAAAAGTAACTTAAAGCAGGTTGGTACATTACGTTCATTAAATGTTGCTGGCACAACTACATTAGGTGAATTTGCTGTTTTCAGTAGCGAACTAAACCGTTTAGGTATTAACACAGAACAGCCTGCTGCCGCTATTGGTATTAGAGAAAACGGTGTTGATCTAATACTTGGCAGTTGTAAGAAAAATACTGCGGTGTTAGGAACAACTACTAATGATAGTTTAGAACTTATCACTGATAACACTGCAAGAATTAGTATTTCCAGCAATGGCGATGTACAAGTTTACGGTAAACTTATTGTTGATGAAGTTATTGCCGTTCGATCAAGCCCTGTAATTTTTAAAGAAACTGCTTCTAGCAGTAATTATGGAAAGGGTATTATGTGGACTGGTATGAAAGGTCCAGCTAGACAGTTTGTTTACCAAGCAAGTCCAGACAGGATTTGGTCTACTGACATTATTGACCTAGACGAGAACAAGTACTTTGCAATTAATAGAATATCAGTATTGAGTCAATCTACACTAGGTGACACTGTTACCGAAAGTAGTCTGCAAAAATTAGGTCTGTTGAGAGAATTGCAAGTTATGGGTGACGCGGCCGTAACAAGAACATTGTCAACTAGCAAGATTTCAATTGGTAACTTCTCTGTAACTGATCATCAGTTATCTGGTTACAGTGACATCACAGTAAATCGTAACGATACTATTGAATTAGCAGTCGGTGAAAACATTGTTATTGGAAATACTTCTAACAAAGATAGAACTGTTTCAGTATATGGTAAACTAACAGTAGGCGTTGCAGTCCCTGATAGCGATGTAGCACTAACTGTTGCCGGTCCAGTTAGCTTTGACAACAAAAAGTTTATTGTAGGAAGCCATGCACCTCACAGTGGCGAGTTTAATAAAGGTGACATTGTGTGGAACTCAGATCCAAAAGCCACTGATTATATCGGATGGGTATGTGTGACCCCGGGTGCGCCTGGTCGCTGGTTACCGTTTGGTGCTATTGCTACTCAATAAGTGAATATCAGTGTTATTGGCAACGGACAAAGTCGACAATCTATAGACCTTGACAGTTTTAAAGATTGGAAGATAGGCTGTAATGCCATATGTCGAGACTACATTTGTGACGAAATAGTTGCTGTAGATAGGCGAATGGTATCAGAAATTCTAGCATTAAATTATAAAAATATCATTTATACTAGGCCTGATTGGGCTGGAAATTTTAAAAATCCTTTAGTAAAACCCTTACCCGATGTTCCGTTCACTGGGCCGTTAAAAGCAGACATACCGTTTCACTGGAACTCAGGACCGTATGCTATTTTATTAGCAGCATTAAGATCTCCTAAACAAATTAATCTAATAGGTTTTGATCTGTGGGGCGATTCTGGTAAAGTCAACAACATCTACAAGAACACTACAAATTACAGCTCAGTTGATTCCAAACCTGTAGATCCAACACATTGGGTACATCAAATTAAAAAACTTTGTGAGTTTTACAATAGCATAGAATTTATGCAGCATCAAGTTATCGATTGGCAAATCCCGCAAGAATGGTTGAGCATCAAGAACTTGACAATTAAATACTTTCCTGTATAATTACTGTTAGCGGACTTTTAACGTCATTCATCCCGCTTTATAAACTCTGCATGTCGTCAAACTTGCTACCTTACAAAGGAGACTAGAGATGGCAAATCTACAACCCGTACTTTATAAGTACACTTCGACAAAAGAATATCACGACGCATTTCCTTGCGCCTATCGCCAGTGGCGAGCTGATAGTCACTGTAATCTAATTCACGGCTATTCATTTAGTATGAAATTTTACTTTGGCACCAACGACCTAGATGTCCGCAACTGGGCAGCCGACTATGGTGGTTTAAAAGAACTAAAGAAAACATTAGAGGATCAATTTGATCACACACTTATTGTAGCCGCAGATGATCCTGAGATGGCCACATACGAATTGCTACAAGCTAAGAAAATGGCTAAGATTGTTGTACTACCTAAGCTAGGTTGCGAAGGTCTCAGTGACATGCTCTACAAGTATGTTAACGGAGTTTACATTCCTGAGATGTGGGGTCCAGGCGAGGCAACTCGCTTATGGTGCTATCGTGTAGAAGTACGTGAAACTCAAAGCAATATGGCTTTCCGTGAAGGTCATAGAGAGTGGAACGAAAACTTATTTGACTAATGCTTAATGTTGTTTGTTTAAAATATGGGGACAAATATGGCCCCATATATGCCAACAATCTTTACAATATGATAGAGAGGCATCTAACAGTGCCTCATCGTTTTGTATGTTTTACTGATAACACATTGGGGTTAAATCCAAAAATAGAAATAAAACTTATACAAAGCCAAAGATTTAGTGGATGGTGGTGGAAGCCTTACATTTTTAAAGCTGATCATTTTTCAGATGGGGATACTAATCTATTCTTTGATCTTGATATGGTCATTGTTAATAATATAGATAATATTGCTAATTACCTTCCAAATGATTTTGTAGGTCTACAAGATGTAGGTAGGGTATTTAAGCGTGGTGCTGACCGCTTAGGTAGTGCTGTATTAAAATGGCCTGCTAATCAATATACTGATATTTGGACTAATTTAGATGCTAATCCCAACTATGCTAGACAGTTCCAAGGAGATCAAGATTACATTTGGAACTTACATAAATCTGTTATAAAATTCTTTCCAGAAAAATGGATACAAAGTTATAAATGGGAAATTAGAGATAGGGCAGAATTAGTTAGAATAAACGGCCGATTTAATTTTGATACTGTTAAAGATGTACAAGTTGATAAAGAAACCAATGTGTTAGCATTCCATGGTAGTCCAGACCCGCATGAAGTTAAAGATCCAATTATTGTTGACAACTGGCAATAACTAGTGTATAATATATTATCTACACTAACACAGAGGCTTCAGTGATTAAACGAATTGGTTTTGCTTGCAAATGGATCGACCACCCTGATCAAGTTAACGGCATTGATAAAAAAGATGATGCTAAACAATATAACACAGGCTCTACTACCGTTGCGTGGTTAAATAGACAGAGCAAAAAAATAGCTGAACAACGCCTATGGGACCTAATGGTAGGTAATATCGAAGCTACTCGTAAGCTCGTTGAACGTGTAGGAACACTTGATGAAAATCTTAGAATGGTACGACTCTCAAGCGATATCTTGCCTGTATATACTCAGCAGGATTGGAGCTGGTTTTGGCGGCTTCCTGCTACCAGAGAATATTGCGAAAGAGCATTTAGAGTCGTGGGAGATTTGGCTCGCGAGAGGGGTGTTCGGGTGTCTATGCATCCTGGTCAGTTTACTGTGTTGGCAAGTTGCAATCCAGGTATTGTAGAAAGATCAATTGAGGAGTTTGAATATCATGCAGATATGGTCAGGTGGATGGGCTACGGTAAATCATTACAGGACTTTAAAATCAATGTCCACATCTCGGGTAAACTCGGTCCCGAAGGTATTCGAGCTGCCTACACGAGACTTACCCCCGAAGCAAGAAATTGTATTACCATTGAAAACGAAGAAAACGCCTGGGGCCTAAATGATTGTCTTTCTCTTAGTGATATTATCCCTACTGTGCTTGACGTACACCATCATTGGATCCGAGAAGGCGAGTACATCCAGCCGACTGATGACCGTGTTAAGCGTGTTGTGGATAGTTGGCGCGGTCTACGCCCTACTATGCATTATAGTGTTAGTCGTGAAGACTATCTAGTCGACCACAATACTACGATTGTGCCGGATCATGCAGGTCTATTATCAGAGGGTTACAAAAAACAAAAGCTCAGAGCACACTCTGATTTCTACTGGAATACAGCAACAAATGAGTGGGCACTGGGCTTTTTAAACACACACGATATTATGTGTGAAAGTAAAGGTAAAAATCTAGCCAGCCGTACATTGTACGAACAGGCTAAGGCTCTTACTTTGCTTTAGGAGCACGTGGCTTTTTGGCAGCTGGTGGTTTCTTAGCAGGTGCTTTCTTAGTCGGAGTAGTCTCAACGACTACCTCTGAGATAACAGCATCTGGAACAACATCAGCCGGAACAACAGCATCTGGAACAACTATCACCGCTTCAACTGCCGGGGCCGTTGGCGGGCTGGCAATAATTGATGCTTCTGTACCAGCTGGGACTACGTCTACTTTGTATGGAGCCGCTACAGGTGATTGCACCGGTGCGCTGCCAAACAAGAAATCTTTAATTTTACTGAACATTTAAGTTCCTCCTTAGGTGTTTATTTATAACTAAATATAACTATGAGCTATAATTTTATTAAAAACGTTATCTTAAACGAGTCAACACCTAGTAATAAACTAGAATTGTTGCCGTTGCCTTACTCAAAGGGCGACTTAGAGCCTGCTATAAGTGAAGATACTATTAATTATCATTATAGCAAACTAGCCAAGGCCTATGTTGATCGCTACAACGATCGAGAAGGTGACTTGGATTTTAACGAAGCAGGTGCATTTCTACACAACATTCTGTTTCCGCAGTATCATAAAGCTGAAGGTAAAAACGATCCAGACGGATCAGCAGGTGAATTTATTACCAAACACTTTAAAACATTTACTAACTTTAAAGAAAAGTTTAGTAAAGAAGCTATGGGTATACAAGGTTCAGGTTGGGCATATCTCGCCAAGAATGGTGAGATCAAAACTATTAAGAATCATCAAATCAAGAACGATATTGTCTTGTTAATTGACTGGTGGGAACATGCCTGGGCTCTAGACTATCAAAGTGATAAGAAGAAATATTTAGAGAATCAGTGGAAAATTATCAACTGGAATGTTATTAGTGCTAGAGTAGGATTACAGTCTACTGATATCCGCAGTACTTGATACTGGCATATCCCATATTAGGCGTCGCTCGACGCCTTTCTTTTGAGCAAAACGTTTGGCATAACAGTGTTCACAGCAATGAAAGTAGTTGTTGTTTAGTCTCTTGGGACTGATCTTTTCTTTAGGTCTACGAAACCCTTCTCCACAATTATCACAACGAAACACGGCCAAGGTACGAGTGCGGTTATAGGTATGCTCTCGACCTAGCTTGCTGGTTCTAGTGTGAACTGAGGTTTCTATTTCGGTTGTGATGAACATCATGTATTTACATTAGGGTTACAAAACTAAAAGGTAAATATTGATATGATAACAATTTCCAACTCAGCACAAGTAAAAATACTAGATATTCTAGCAGAAGAAAACAATCCTAACATTGCACTACGTACATTTGTACAAGGTGGTGGCTGTTCAGGTTTCAGTTATGGTTTCGCTTTAGAAGAAGAACAATCAGAAGATGACTTTGAAATAGCAGTAGGTTCTTTTCGAGTACTAGTAGATGCAATGAGCATGCAATACCTACAAGGTGCTGAAATCGACTATAAAGATGAACTAATGGGTGCAAGTTTTACAATTAAAAATCCTAATGCAACAACAACCTGTGGTTGCGGATCAAGTTTCGGGGTATAAACAAAATGGCAAGACAATCAGTTGATATTGGCGTACAAGGTAATGACGGCACCGGCGATAGTATTCGCGAAGCGTTTAGAAAAGTTAATGAAAACTTTCGAGATCTATATGCAGTATTTGGTACTGGAGATTTAATTAAATCTACAAGTCTTGATGATTTTCCAAGTGAGTATACCGGAAATCAAGTATTTGTAGTTAATGATGCAGGCGATGCTGTTCTAGCTAAAGATATTATTGGGCAGGACGGTATTACTATTGATAATACTGACGAGACAAAAATACTTATTAAAGCAACTGGTGCTAAATTAAGTGGTGATACTTCTCCAAGTCTAGCAGCACCACTGAATGCTAACACACTACCTATTGGTAATTTAGGCGACCCAAGTGCCTTAAACGTTGACTTTTTTAATAACGTACACGGAACTGATATAACAATTGATCAGCTGGCTATTAGTAAAGGCTATGCGGATCGTAGATACTTACAAAGCAGTGGTGGATCTAGTGCAGGTCAAATTCGCATTAGAACAGAACCCGTTGATCAAACTGAGTATACACAAACTATTGATGCTTATCAAAATGGTAACATTAGAATTGACGGTCACGGCTATAACAGCGGTAGTGATGGAATTGCATTTAAGTATTATTCTACTGGTGCTGCTGCTAGTCCCCTAGTAGAAGGAGTTACCTATTATTTAAAATACGTTAATGTTGAAGAACTCAGCGTACATCCAACATTTGAAGATGCTAAAGCTACTCCAGGAGTAAACAGATTACCTATTAGTACTGGAGCTGGCACAGGTACCCAGACTCTAGTAGATGCCTATTTAGATACTAGTATTCCAGGTAACTTCTTAACTAACGAAGCATTGCCACGTATTAGTACAGTGCGTAGAAACGGCGATGTTATGACTGGTCCTTTATACTTGAATGACCATCCTAGTCCATTGAATACTAGTCCTATTCCTAGCATAGTCGGTGCTGAGGAAGATTTTCAAGCAGCTACAAAATATTATGTAGATAATAACAGTTTTGCAAGTAATGTTAATTTGTTTGTATCTACTAGCGGTGATGATGCTCAGGCAAATGTGCCTCCAGGAAAAGAAGGACGAGCACTGGCCTATGCATATGCAACCATCGGTGCAGCCTGTTTACAAGCTGAAGAACTAATCGAATTAGCGTCAATGGAACTTGGTCCATATAGACAAAAACTAGCCTATACGATAGGCGGTGAGACAACTATCAGTCAAGTAGATAATGTTGCTATTACCAGTGGCACTGGGTATACTGCTGTTCAAGAGTTA